CCGATGGGTGATCTTGTCTAGGCCAAGGCTCTGTTTGAGGTGCTCTAGGTTTTGTGCAGTAGGCATCATTTGAGTCTTGTCGAAAACTGCATCATTGATGGCTGCATTGGAAATTCTGGAATTTTGGCGTTTGTCCATGAGCGAAACTCCGAGATCCATTGATGATACATTCTTTGGCTGTATCGTTTGTTCTAGCTTTGAAAGAGTTTCTAGTAAGTTCTGATTTCCTTCTTTGAAAGCATTGGCTAAAACTTGAATGCTTTTTCCGTAGAACTCTTTGTTGTCAGGGCCTTTTGCAAATTCTTGGACTTTTGACTTGCGCTGACTACGAGTGAGCTTATAAATCTCTTTGGCTCGTTCTATGTCTTCAGCTGAGGGATAGCCCTGCTGCTGATAAGGCTGTATTTTCTGGGGTGCATTACTAAACAATGATTGATTTTGTAGACCGGGTTTGCCGTTCTGTGCTATGATTTCTTCTTGGTGGGTCATAGTCCCAACGGGGTTGCCGTATCCACATACAAGACTATCAGGTATTAAATCTGCGACTAATGGGTGAGTTGGGTCATACTCAAGTAAATGAGTATCTCCGATAGTATAGAAGTCTGAATCTGTGAATGTTTTCTTTGAGGCATGCTTGAAGTATTCCAAAGATATAGGCTTCTTAAGCTTTATGTGTGGCAACCCCTTTCTTCTTGAGTTAGTATAACTTTTATAAGCAGATAGGTTATGTGTTGCAGTTTCTAAGCCTATGGTGACAGCTGTCGTATGTTCCACTGGTGTCATAAGCTTGTTATTGTCTAACATGACATTAGACTGGAAATAATAACGATTCAAAGGCCTAACGTAAATCATCACACCTTTTCTATATGCCAGTATTTTGGATAAAAATTTACCGTGATCTGCAACAGTGATCTCTTTAAGAACTTGTCCTAGGCCGTGCGGTATTGCTATGTCTTCTGAATGGTAATAATAATACATGGTAGCTTGGATAATACTAGCGTTCGAACGTTCTGTAATCATAACCATATCATCTCCTGCATTGTAGTAAGAGGACTTCACAGCGGCCTTGCTCATGACGAATCCTGTCATATGCATACTTCTGGAAGTATTCCATAATGAGGTCCTGACGGGATGGCCTGAAAAGGTAGTACCATGTATGACACCTTCTATCATGATGCGCGTGACATATCTTTGGCCTGGGTAGTACATCTTGAAGGGGATATCGAGCAAACATAACCTTTCTACTATATAATCAACGTCACATTCTCTATAACCATTGACTAACAACAAAGACGGCAGATATCGACGCATGTATTTGTTATCTACAGCCTCTATTAAGGAAGCA